GAGCGTCTTATTAAAAATTGTTTGAATGGTTGTTCGTCAGCATTGGGAATTAATTTATTACAAGGTGGCACTCAAAAATTGTATTATTACCAGTGTCCTTGGGGTGATATTCCTTGTATTTTGTCTATTGATGCTGATAAGTTTGATGGTAGATACCATAAAGTGGCTTTTGATGTGGTTTATGATATGCGTTTTAAGCTACTTGATGATCAATATAGAACTCCATTTCATTATAAAAGATTGAAAAATTTATGTAAACAAATATACTCTAGTGCTTTAGTTGATATTGATGGTATAGTTTATTTTAGGGATGATGAAACAGCTGGAAATTGTAGTGGTCAAGGTGCAACCACTCCTGATAATATAATGAAAAATTTTGTTGATGTTCTTGCTATGTATTATTTAGCTGTTCCTATAGCTTTTCGTACATATTTGAGTTTTAAATATTATACACGTCTTGCTCTTGTTGGAGACGATATTATGTTGTCAGTTCATCCTGATATTCAGTGTTATTTTAATCAGGAGTCCATCATTAGAGATAGTGCTAAAATAGGGATGTCTTATACTTTTGAGAGACAAGGATTTACGCGTTTTATTGATTCAACATTTGTTGGTCATACGTTTTTAAGAACACGTATTCCTGATACAGATTTTTATATGTATCTTCCTAATATTGATTGTAACAAAATGAGATCCTCTATGTTGATATTTAACACTGAAAAAATATATCCAATTCAGTCTGCATTAGTTCGTTGTTGTGGAATACGAAATGAAACATTTGCGTGTGAGTCATGTAGAAAATGGTTTAGTGACCTGTATTTGTACTTGTTGACACTTGTTGATCAGTCTGCCAAATATGTGGTTGAGATTAAGAAGAATTATCTCACTGACACTCAATTGTGGATTCTTTATACTGGAATAACTTTCGCCGATTTGTACATCTATAAAAACCGGCCGGTGGCGAATAAAATTTTAACTCCACAATAATAATATAATAATAAATATGCCTCGACGATCTTTACGAGACCAAATTCTTAATCCTGTGGCTCAGACTGCAGAGCG